TGATCTCCTTTTGGAGTATTCAGAAGGAGAAGAGGATAATTTAGTTGAACTCACAACAGAAGATGGTGGGTTGATCGACAGCCTGGTTGATTGGGATGATGTGAATGATAAGGTAGGGACTCAGGTCAACGAAGATGCTTATCGAATTAAGATGGAGGAATATTAACATGGATATAATTGAGGCTGTAGAAGAAATAGAAGAAGTCAAGCTGATTTTATCAACCCTTGAGAAGAAGATATTACCACCCGATGGCAAGTTTCTTTTTTGCCTCCATACCCATGTATCCCCTCCCCTAGTATCGGGATGGGTACGTAGCCAAAAGCCACGTAAGACTTGTGAATTTGAGCTGTTAGCTGATAAGCTCGTCGTGGTTCAGCGTGGTAACATGCTGAAAGAAATAATTGCCATTATTTCTGATTTCTATGACCTGCCTATCACTTTTCTTTGTGAAAAATGCAAGAAAGAGGTTGATTTACTAGATGAAGACGGCTTCTGCCTTGATTGCCGTCGTGAATGGCTCGACAAATTATCAACACCAAGAGGATAAATAGTATGGAAATTAAAAAGCTAAAAGATGTGGTTGATGAGAGTGGCTTCAAGGCCATTCTTATTGGCGAAAGTGGAGCTGGAAAGACCTACTCCATTTCAACACTTGGCGGCAATCCCCTGATACTGTCAGCAGAGAAGGGCTTGCTTACCCTGAAAGACCTTGTGCCAGATATGGACGTGGTAAAGCTCAACTCCATGGCTGATATGCGTGATGCCATTATCAGCCTAAAAGATGATACCGACCACGATACTATCGTTATCGACTCCCTGAGCGATGTGGCCGAAGAGGTACTTGCCTATGAAATGACACAGAATAGCCATGGTATGAAGGCTTATGGGGCCTTAGCTGACACCATGATTAAGATGGTCAAGGCGTTCCGTGACCTGCCTAAGAATGTTATCTTTCTCTGTAAGCAAGTTGATATCCTCGACAATGAGGGTAATGTTACCCGTGAGGCGAGGATGCCGGGCAAGAAAGTTGGCCCTGAGCTGCCTTACCTGGTTGATTTTGTCTTTTATGCCCGGTCAAAGCGTGGTGAAGACGGTAATATCATGCGTACCTGGCAGACGGTGGATGATGAAATTCGTTGCGGCAAGCAGCGTGGCGGTAAATTAGCAGATTACGAAGAGCCTAATTGGGCAAATATTTTTGATAAAGTTAATTCTTAGGAGGGAGTGAAGATGGCATTTTTTGATACAAATGTGGAAGCAGAATTTAGTGGTGCAACCCTGCTTGATGATGGATGGTATAAAATGACGGTTACCGGATCAGAGGTAAAAGATTGGGACGGTCAAAACCTATTAGAAGTTGAGTTCGATGTGGATGGTGATACCGTCAATAATACCTTTTGGGGCTATGATGATGTGAAGTCGAAAGGGTACAAGATGCTATTACAGATGATTGAAGCTGCGAAAGGTGCCGGGTTCGTTGTTAAGACTCAGCAAGCCCTTAATGGCCTTACTATGATGGGGCGGGTAGTCACCAAGGAAGGTAAGCAGAAGGTTAACCAAGAGACTGGTGAGCCTATCTTTGATGATGCCGGCAACCCTGTCCACTGGAAGAATAATATTATCGTTAAATTCAAGCCAGTGGAAGGTGGTAGTGCTAAATCCGCTGGCAATAGCCCCTGGTAATACCGTGAAAGGCGACCCGTCAACCTTGCTCTGTCTCTATAGGCGATTATGACGGAAACAAAGGGTAACACCTGCCGCCCATGCCCCTGGCGGTTAGAATGGGGGCTTGTGGAGAGACTATGAAATATACTGATCCTTTTAGAAGTATTGATATAAAGAAGAAAAAGACTTACAAGTCACGCACGCACCTTGGCCTATCACAGGCAGGGCATCCATGCGATAAGTGGGCATGGAAGATACACCATGGCGAGACTGAGCCTGCACCTGGTGGCCGGATTCAACGGCTATTCCGGTCAGGTGATGATATTGAAATGAATATCATTCAAGACCTGCTGGATAATGGCCGGAAGGTAACAGACACGCAGCAAGAGGTAGAGCTAACAAGTTCAGGCGTTACCCTTTTTGGCCATATAGACGGCATCTACGAAGGTAAAGCACTACTTGAAATCAAGAGCTGCAACGCTGACCAGTACACCTTCCTTAAGCGTGTAGGCTACGAGAACTGGAACGCTAAATATAAATTCCAGATACATGCTTATGCTTATGCCCTTGAGTTGGATGATATAGTGGTTGCCGTGGAGAATAAGAACAACTCCAAGAGGCATTGGCAGCATATCAAGCTAAATAAATATTACGTTGAATCGTTCATTGCCCGGCGGTTTGAAGCCCTGGCAGGTGATGAGCCAGCACCGATTAAGATTAAGGAATGTAAGTATTGTTCCTTTAAATGCTTTGAGAATGAGGTGGGTTTTTGAAAGATAAAACAGAAAGCCAAGAGCAGCAGATGTTAATAGCAGCATGTGAACAATTAGGCTATCCATACAACATGATTTACCATTGCCCTAATGGTGGTAGCCGGATGCCAATAGAAGCTGCCAAGCTGGTACGTGAAGGTGTTAAGGCTGGTGTCCCTGATTTGTTCCTGCCGCTTGCTCGTGAAGATTACCATGGTCTTTATATTGAAATGAAGGTAGGCAAGGGTCGATTAAGCAAAAAACAAAAGGAATGGCTTGGGCGGTTGGAAGATCATGGCTATAAGTGCCAAGTCTGTTATTCAGGCCAAGAAGCCCTTGGAGAGATTAAACGTTATGTCAAGTCTGTCTACTAACAAAGGTCAGATACTACCTGCTCCAATATGCAAATACGGCAAAGAACGGTTTAAAACGGGAAAGAAAGGCACTATTCGGTTTACTTGGTGTCGTGAATTGAAAAAGATATGCAAAACAGATGGGTTTCCATCTTGGGATGAGGGATGCAGATGAAAGGAAATGCAAGCTGCCATTGCAGCAATGATAAATATAGAGACAACCACGAACGTATATTCGGTAAAGATGATAGCCTTTCCTGCCCTTTATGCGGTAGTAGCACTGGTTCAATCTACTTTACCAAGGCTGGATATAAAATAACCTGCCTTGATTGTGGCTGTAAGTTTGAGGTGGCTAGATGATTGAACTAAGGCCACACCAGCAAGCTGCCTACGCAGATGTTATGGCAGCATTAAAAGAAGACGAGAACGTATTGCTTCAGGCTCCGTGCGCGTTCGGGAAAACTATCCTTTTTTGCAAGATCATCCAAGACCTGCTGGCAGCATGGCCAGGGATGAGAATATTACTACTTGCACATCAAGACCTGCTGGTAACACAGGCAAAAGACAAGCTGGTTGTTGTTGCACCTGAACTAAAGGATTCCATCGGGATTGCTTGCGCCTCTGTTTCGGCAAAGAAGGTACTTTATAAGCAGATAACCATTGCTTCCAGGCAAACGCTTATTAATCTGCTTGATAAGATTGACGATATTGACCTTTGCATTATTGACGAAGTTCATTTAATGGCAATACCCGGCCGGAAGGAAAAGACGCAATATGAAAAAATTATTGAATCATTGCGGAAATTTAACCCAAAGATGCGATTGCTAGGCGTAACAGCAACCCCTTACCGTCTTAATGCTGGCTATATCTACGGGGAAGAGTGTCGGCCTGATCTTTCTCCTATCTTTTCCAGGCTTCATCATAAATGCGAAGTAGAGTCCATGGTCAAGCAAGGATTCCTTGCCCCACTTACCGGAAAAGTAGCTCAGAACAGTGACCTTACCCAAGACCTAACCATGGTTAAGAAGCAGATGGGCGAGTTCGTTGTCAGTGATCTTGCCGAGGTGATGAATAAAGAGGTTTACCTTAACTTTACCCTGGAGGCATACCGAAAACATGCAGAAGGCCGCACGCATACGATGGTTTTTTGTGTTAATATTGACCATGCCGAGAAGGTTATGGAGATTTTTAAGGGTGATGGTGTCAATACATACCTCTGCCACTCCAAGCTCAGTAAAAGCGAGAACGAGAAAGCACTAGCAAACTTCGAGCAAAAAGGTGGTGTAATCTGCAACGTGGCCAAGCTAACCACCGGGCTTGATATCCCTGCCATTGACTGCATCATTCTCGCAAGGAGAACAGCCTCTACAGCGTTATTCGCTCAGATAGTGGGCAGAGGCATGAGAATCTTTGACGGCAAGGAGAACTGCCTTATAATTGACTTGGTTGGTAACTGTGAACTGCATGGCTTTGACCTTGACAACCTAAATATAATCGTACCG